TCCCAGAGCCATTGAATAGCCTTTGCTTGTTGCACATATCGTTCTTTGTGATCTAATATATTATCAAACTGCTGATGCTCAGGCGGTAACAAGTGCCACGCAGTTTTGAATCCAATCGTTGTAAACAATTGATGAGCATGTGCGCCACCCACTGGCATTGGAAATTTGCGATTTATAAAACATCTCAAAGGCTTTTCAGTCAACGAAATTTGATTATTTTGCCAGATATTTTCTGGATAAACAATTGTTTGATTGTTGCGCACACTATCAATAATTCTATCCTCAAAAAAAGTTGTACCATATCTGCCGTCAACGCCAGCTGGAAGTGGTGGCCATCTCTTTATAGGTGGCATGGGATTAATTATATCGTTGGCATAGGTATCATTGGCCCATTCTCTAAATTTAGTATCTTCAACAGTTTCGTGAAAATATTGCCCAATAGAGTCAACAATGCCATTGTGAATATCATTATGGTGTGGCATGTCTGGAACGTGCTCTTGAAGAACTCTGGTTAAAAATTCTCTCACAGAACGATTTTGACCATTGATATAAATCATTCCAGTAGTGGGTTTATAGATGTCGTGTAATTCATAACTCTGAGGAAACACACTCTCTATGTAGTAGCGGCGGTGATGAGTCCAAGCTACACTGGTATTGATTATGCGATTTTTGTAAGGATGTGTATCTAGTAAAATACTGTTGCAAAGCAATCTGGCATGTGGGACTGTATCTAATATATGGTACAACATCCGATCGCCAACTCCAAATGGCTCGTCGGCATTATCTAATGTAATTAAATCATATTGATCTAAATTATCCGGATATTGCACAGTAGACATTCCCTGATCCTCATTATGAGGATCAATTGCAGTGGTCAAGAACAATATATTGTATTTGCCTGGCCCTGGAGAGCCAAATGTAATCACCGGGGTTTGCTGATACCCAGTGACATATTGCCAATACCCTACAAGATAGTCGAATACTTCTAGACCAAGGCGATCCCGGTGTGGGGTATCAATACAAATATTCATAACTTAGCTTCCTTTAAAATATGCCTACACCACTCTACGTCAGCGGGGTAATCATGGAAGCGATGATTCCAATGATCAGGATCAATCCAATTAATAACCATACCCAGGTGTTCAGGACCAAGGCCATCAAGCCATTCAACACCACTATCGCAATTGTAAACAATCCAAGGGCTAACACGACCGGTGCTAATGTGATGGCAAATACGATTAGCATTGCCATAGCGAAAATAATCATTATAACTAGCGAGCCCACTATTTCCATCAGCATAGTCTTGCATCTCCCGTAATGCACGTTCCAGTGCGTCTTGTGGTGCTTCACGTTTTACATATTCCAGCAACCACTCTTCGTAAAAGCTATCTTTGTGCCATTGATCTAACTTCTTGTTGTTCTTCAGGAGCCATGCAGTAAAACTGTTGCTATTGATAACGCGAATAGCAACCAAATGTCTACCGTAACGAACGAAAGCCCGATAATAAGGACTGTTAACAAAGTCTGCATATGATTTCAGCCTGGCGCTGCCTTGTGTGGTTTCATAAAATTGTAAGTATGCTCTAAGACCAAACTGCACACCTGTTTCTGTTTCTTGCTGCCAACGTTGTTTTTGCTCGCAAAGATGCACAGCAAGAGTTGATTCCCTTCGGAAACTCTTTTCGCAATACTGACATTGATGCGTTACTTCATTTGTCATTGCCCAGCTCTCGCTGATACGCATCAAGTTCCTTTTGTGTGATTAACTCACCGAGCACATCAACATCATTGAGTTTCATGTTGGGAAACAAGTTCAACAATTGTTTTTTCTTGCTGCCGGCACCTGTGGAGGAACCTTCTTTTTTCTTGGGAGCGATCCATTGATGTCGCTGCGCACCCAGTCCTGGACTTACTGCAGTGGCACACAACCACTGCAGTTTGGGGTGACGATTTATGGCAAAGAAGTGGCGATTGAGCCTTTCATTGGTGGCTATCAAGTAAAACTCTTGTATTTCACGAGACCCTTGAACTGCACTACCCCAGCGTAGCATGAGATAGTTTGAAAACTTTTTGCGTTCTTCGTCGGTGAGCTCATCGTAGAACTCACGACTCTTCAAATCAAACTGCTGCATTTCATTTTGAATTGATAACTTATCACTCAAATTGGCACCTCTAGTATTAGTTTAGTCCATTTACGATAATAATGTTCTATGAATTCAATGTCAATATTTTCAAGCTCAAATAACTCATAGCAACGTTGTATCACAGGTTTGGTCAACTTCCAATCAAGATACATGCTGCCGTCAAGCCACATTGGAGCATTTTTATAGGTGTTTAAAACTGCATTCAGCTGTTGGCGACGATGACGTTCTAAAGATTGAGTAGCCACAGGATGTTGAATAAATCGAAATATTTCTGAATTGAATGTAGTTGATAGTTCGTGTTGTACTTCTGTGGGCAGGGCACAAAATTCATCCCAGGTTTCAGGAGCAACTGAAGCCCACTCTGCATCTTGGATATTGCGCCAATATGATTGTAACTCTTGCCGAGAATAATTTACTCGTCGTTGTTTTAAAAACTCCTGGCAATTTTCAAACACAACGATTCGGGCGTTGTGCCAGACTTGCAGTAGTCCTGCAAGATGAGCAGCATCATGTACATCAATAAAAAACTTCTGATTACTATGAGTCAATTCACTGACGCCATCATACCAAGGCCAGTATTGCGCAGTGGCGGGATCTTCAGTGACATACAAGCCTTCATCAACTCCCAGCATTGTAGTAGACCCCATTTTAAGATCGTTCCAGCGATCAGTGACACCAGCCAGTACGTCATGTATAAACTGTTTTTTATTATCTGACGTTGCATGGCCCCGGAGTTGACGTTGTGTCAGCGGCATGTTTTGCAAACAAGCATTACTGGCCACACCCAGACTGTTGATAAGAAACTTTCCACCTGCACCCCAAGGGTACACCACCAATACAACATTTGGCGTGTCAAAGTTGATTGCGGGCCTAGGCCATGTGTCTGCAGTTACCATGCTTTTTGATAGTTTACTATTTCGCAGTTGCGGCTGATGTCTTTGACAAAATAAACACATTGTGGTTTTTCGTTGTCTTCAATAGGCACTGCCAGCATTTGCCCATTCTTTAGTTTGGGCGCAAACCAATTGACATCATGATACACATCAATAATTTCTATTTTTGGAAAACTGGGTCTAAAACTTGTCAATGGATTGAATTGGAACACACTGAACCCACGGTCGTTGATTGATGTCAAGGGCAGCACTTCTAAATCACCAAGATCTGGTTCGCCAATTAACACTTGCCAGTCCACAGGCATTTTAATTTTATAATCACCAATTCTCAATACCAGTGCCGGGCTATTGAAACTTTCCAAAAATATCAGGGGAATATAGTGATAGTCTGGGTCCACCGGGTTTGAATTGTCTAAAATTGCAAATCTTAAATCATCTACTTGTTCAGGCAGAGTATTGAGATCATACGGTTCGTTGTCTAAGGTTAATATTCTCATGTATGTATTATATAATATTATGCCGGAACTTTGCAACCACTTCGTGAAGTTCTCGCAACTGAGTTAATAATTCTTTCAAGTGTTCCAATGGTATCATGTTAGGCCCATCACTGGGTGCTGCATTGGGATTTTCGTGAGTTTCAACGAACACTGCGTTTACTGATCCCGTGGCCACGGCTGCTCGTGCGAGGTAGGGTACCATCCCACGATCCCCGCCAGAATGGGTTCCCATTCCTCCAGGCTGTTGTACTGAATGAGTACAGTCAAACACCACTGGATAACCAGTACGCTGCATGATAGGCAGGCTGCGCATATCAACCACAAGATTGTTGTATCCATGTGTTACTCCTCGTTCGCATAATAAGATTCGATCATTGCCGGTACTGGCAATTTTAGCAGCGGCTTGATGGATGTCCATGGGAGCCATGAACTGACCTTTTTTGATGTTAACTGCTAACTTGGATTCACCAGCAGCAATCAACAAGTCAGTTTGTCGGGACAAGAACGCCGGTATCTGCACAACATCAACCTGGTAATGTCTTGCAGCAGTGGCATGATAGGGGGTATGGATATCTGTCAGCGTAGGCACATCAATCAGTCGTTTGGTGTTGCTGAGAATCTCTAGCCCTTTTTCTAATCCGGGGCCACGCGGTGTGGTGCCTGATGTACGATTGGCTTTGTCAAAACTGCTTTTATAAATGAAGTTAAGCCCAAGATCCAGACAAATTTCTTTTACAGTGCCGGCAATAGCGCAGGCATGATCCAGTGATTCAATCTGACAAGGTCCGGCAATTACAGTGAGTGGATTACCAGCACCTATTTCAAAGTCTCTTACTTTTACTGCCATTCTAATTTCTCCTGTGTAAACGGATAATGAGCCTCGCGATAGAACACTTTGCGCTTGGTAAGATGCCGTTTGGCAAACTTACAAGTGCTGGTGATATCCCAAATTTCTACGTGATCTTTATCTTCGGCTTTGCGTATACCTCGGCCTATACTCTGAATGACTCGAACAAAGCTCTTACCAGGCTCAACGAGAACAAGATTAAAAATACGGGGAATATTAATACCCACAGCGGCCACGCCATAGGTTGCGACGATAATTTTGTCTGTTGCCTCTGCCACTTGGTCATATTCATCCTGTCGATCTTTTGCTTTGGTTGCACCTGACACAAACACAGCACGTTCACCCAGTCGTTGAACCAATGCCTGTCCAGCTGCCACACGATCCACCAGCACTAGAGTGTTGCCGGTTGCGTTGACTTGTTCAATGAGTTGGGCCATGGCATCAAGCCTACCTGACTCCTCTAACAAGTATTTAAGCTCACTTTGATAGTTGCTGTAATCCACATGATCAACAAGTTGTACAATATTGACATGGCACTGTGCCAGCACGCCGCGCTCCTGTAGCTCTGCTGCAGCCAGACGTGATATCACTGGCCCAAGGCTCACATGCAGGGCCTGAAATTCAAACTGTTCCTTGGGCACTGTGCCAGTAAGCCCCCAACGCATGGGTATATGTGCCATGACACCTGTGAGCAGGGTCTTCAATGCGTCGGCTTTGGCCATGTGTACTTCATCTACAATCACACACACAACATCTTCTAAAAAATCACCAATTGTAATGTCTGCTTCGGCACTCTTGGTATTTTTCAACAAGATGTTCAGGCTTTGCCAGGTGCATATGGTATGTTGACGTCCAAACTCTTTACGGTCACCAAAGAACACACCCACATCCAAGCCCATGTTACGATAGTCGGCTTCGGTCTGTGTGACAAGACTCTTGTTGGGCACAATCACAATGCTGCGGCCATGCACACCCACAGCGTCACTGAGTGCTGCTGTGATCACAGTTTTACCTGCACCTGTGGCCACTTCCTGTATGCTTTGCGGATTCTTTAAAAACTTGTTGATGATTTCAACTTGATAGTCACGCAACTCCATGGCCTGCCCGGCTCGCGGATGTCCTTTGGGCCAAACACAATGCTGATAACTGCTGGCATTGACTTCTGTGAAACTGTAGTTGGCGCTATAGGTACGCTGGTCATCAACTTCAATTCTATATCCTTGTTCGTCAAGATAAGGAATAATCTCTGGCAGCAAATTTACATAGGTACTACCGCCAAGCTGAAAGTAGGCAACTTTGCCATCCCAACGTCCCAGCCGCACACTGGGAAGATATCTAGCACGTGGATCTTCATATTTGAATTTATTTGACAGATAACGACGAGCTTCCAGTTCAAGACCTTCAATCTTGACATTGACTTCGTCGCGTATTAGTAGTCGAGCTTCTTTCATGTGTTTGCTTTTAACCAGGGTTGATAAAACTCAACATCAACTGTTTGAAAATACTGCTGCAATTGTATATGTACCTCACCCACCAAAATATCTTCCAACCAAATTACGTGAGTGGCCAGGGGTTCAACAAGATTTGTATAGTGTAGCATTGTTTCAGCGTATTGACCTACAGTTTTGGCACCACACACCTGCATCATCTCTTCCCAGACATGCGGTTGATGTAGATCTTTGAATCTTTGAGCAGCCCATGTTGCTGTGATGTAATTTTTAACACCAATTGCCAAGAATTGATGATGTTTTCTTTGATGGTATTCTATGTCATGACTACTTAGGCTACGATAATTTATCAATGCCGCCTGGACATACTGATCGCGCTCGTTGTCACTGGTGAATTGATGTGGCTTTTTTAATTTGACTCGGTCCGGTGAGAGCAACACCTGTCCTTGACTGCCAAGTTGGGCACCTGTGCTGTCAATCATTGCAGTGATTAAATCTCCGCAAGTACCGCCCATGTAAACAACAAAGTTTAAACTATTGGCCATGGCTCTCCTTGATAAACAAACCAAAACTTTAAATTGCCGTTTGTGACGTCAGGCATTTCCAATGTATCATACTGTCCCTGATGATCTGGCTGTTTGCGTGGAAATCCAACATCAAACCAAGCCAATGTCAATCCACATTGTTGCTCAAGACTCAATGCCCAATCTATAAAATGCGATGTTAAATTTGTGGTCAATCTATTGACCACTATCTGTGTGTCTCTAAAACTGTAGAAGAATCTACAGCCTGGATTCATTATTTGAGTGTAGTGTCGGATGTGGTCAGTGAGGCCTACAACATCAACCCAGTGGTCTCCGCGATTGTTGACCACAGCAAAGTTGTCGGCTTTAAAAGGCAACTGCGCAAGATCTTCGCGTTGTTCACAGATGTGTGCAGCAGGGTAAAATGTTTTGACCACGGGGTGCATCTCTACCACTTCAATCGCAGGGAATATGTCCCTAAGGTAATGCCCGGCACTGGCAAAAAATACTGTGGTGCCGGCTTGGCAGTTTTTTAAAATTTGATAATCGTATGTGTCAACGATGGCTTCGGTGGGTTTCTTTCTATTGATCAACCAATATTGATGCTTGAGGCGTCCCAGGCGATAGCGTATGTACTGTGTTCGCCAGTCAGACTTTATTGTGGCTTGGTCAAAGAATTCAATGAGTCTTGTCATTTGTTCCTAATAAAATAGTGCCGATCAGGCACTGCCCATGTAAAGCTCAGCCCACGTTCATCGTAATCCAAGCTGAGATCAATGATGTCATGGTCTGGTAGACTGCGTTGGAGCCATTGGGTTATGGCCAGGGGATAATGCGCACTCAACGACGGATCGTGGTAGCTGTTGTCAACATTGATGTAGCACCTGTTCAAACAAAGATACAGGGCAGAGAACTCCTCTAGCCGATCTTGTATACGTTCTATAATTACTGGGCATGGGTAGCGACTAAACCTTTGGTCGGTTATCACTATCAAGTCAGCATCATCGGCCCGTTCAATGTCAGTCATGCTGTCAAACAAGTCAGTGTCGGTGACAAACTTCACACGCTGGTATCCGTTTAAACGGATGAAATCTTCGATTTGCTTTTCTCTGCGTAGCTTGATGGGCTGTTCTTCAAAAAAATTGCATTGCAGGCGATTAAAGATTCGAGCCCACTTGTACATTTGACGTGGTGGGTCAATTACGAGTTTCTTTTTTGAATTGTGGATATCCATGTTGTAATTATAGCATTGACGTGTAAAAAAGTCAAAAAAATAGGCATCCTAAGACGCCTATTAAAAGAATTGAACCAGAGCGAATTGGTCCAACCCTAGGGGCCAAAGCCCCGGAGCAATCAACTATTACGCATACAGGTGTTCTCTGCTAGGCTTTGCCAGTTGGGGCTGATCTTGCGTAGATCCGCAATCTTCAGTGCCATACGCAAGCTCATCTCACGCAGACGATCTTTGTTATCGTTCATGAACTGCAGAATCTCTTCGCCTTGTTCGGGAGTCAAATCGTAGTCCTGAAACAAGTCACCTTTGCGGAAGATCTGCTTGATGCGCAAGAACTTGTCGCGCATGGTGTTGAGTGTTAGGTCCAAGAAGTGACAGCGACTCTGCAAGGCTTCCAAGTGATCTTGCAGCTTCTTGCTTCTAAGGTTGTCAAACTTCAAGTTAGTGATGAAGATCACCGAACCTTTGAAATCAAACTGATCTGGTACGCCTTCACGACGCAACATGCTGGAATCCGAGTTCCAATAAATTCTACGCTTCTTGCCCGAATCCAAGGCTGCTTTAAGGATGTTCAGTGCAAGGTCTTCCATAAGGATTGAGTCACAGTCGTCAAACACCAGAACATTCTTGGGGTCTGAGTATTTGTACAGAGTGCAATACAATCCAATGGGAGTCATTGCACCTTTGATGACTTCGTAACGCATTTTCTTGCCTGAGATCTTGTCAAAGATTCCGGCTTTTTCTAACTGGTACTCAACGCCGTAGCTCTTGCCCACACCCGGAGGACCCACAACAATCATTGCACGAATGTCACCACTGATAGTAGCTTTGGTCATGTCGTCAAGAATGTTGAAACGATTCTCAATCCGTTGCATAATTTCTTCGTCAGTTTCTTGTGGGGCTGCGGCTTTGGGCATTTCAATTACTTTGTTTTGCATAGCTTCTCCTGCAACATATTCAATATCGTTAATCCCGTTAACTTTGATACGTACTACATCAAATTTGGGGCCAAATGCATCTGCTGATTTTACTGTAACAAAGCCGCCTTTGCGACCTGTTTGGAAACCCTTGACCAACTCAAATGTTGCATTTTGTACAACTTGATTGCGGTACACGCCGCTGCGCACTAGAATAGTAGACATTGCTTTTGCTCCGTTTTATTAGTATGTCAGTATTATAGCAAATTGGTACTTATTGGTCAACCGGGGCAAACATCTTGGCACCTTCGCGCATGAAATCTCGCAGTTCTCTACGCACCTCACTGGGGTACATATCTTCACATTCTTTGATGAACATGATTGCGTCCAGAATGCCGTAGTTGGACCAACCTTTGCGAATGTACTCGACCTCGGCCATTAAATTCTGATAGTTGCTCATTTATTAACCCCTTGTTAATTACTATAACTCTATTATAGCGATATTGGGATTAATGGTCAATAAAAAACCCTGCATTGCAGGGTTAGTTAATAAAATTGCAACTTTATGCAGGGAAAGTTAATACATTCATAACATCAATATTGAATTTCAGCACCGAATTCTGGGAGACTTGATAATGCCACTCTCCAATTGACCCAGTAGTTCTGTCAACTGTCACTGTGACATCATTTATTGTTGCATTATATGTGGGGTCTTCATTAGTGGCCGGGCCCGGTGGTGTCCATACATAGTTCGGAGGATCATACACCAAAGTCGCATCATTAGGAGACAAGATTAGGGAAACAATCTGACCCACAATCAAATCTCCAACTGTTGGAGTGATAACAATGTTTTGAGTTTTGACCATTGTTGTACGCCAATTCTCGTTGGTAATTGCGGAAGTTTGCTCTAAATTTAAATCATCAACAGTTACATCAAATTGAAACAATTGTCCGTCATTGAATGCGTTTGTCCAGACTGGCCCACTGTAAACTGCTACATTATTGACTACAACTGATATTTCAGCTTGAGTTGTGTTATATCCTCGACCGTAAACTGTAATTGTGCGAATGCTCATTGATATTGTCTCCCTCAGTTATTTATCATTGCCAAAAATTTTGAATTATTGGATCAGCAGCTAATTCATGTGGTTTTGGGTTCCCGTGAAAAATTAGCACTGCAGTCCGAAAATCCACACTTGTCCCTGAATTTGGGTTTAGGTATTTTCTTGTACGAAAGTCCATGCCGCCGTCAAAACACTGCCAGCGCCAGCTGGCAGTACTCATTGGGGGGAAATACCGTAAATCACGTTCGGTCAACAGTTCACTGATATAGTCCTGATCACCGTGATGAATGCGAGATAAATGATGGATATCTCTTTTTTGAAATTCCTCCCACATCCAAGTATATCGAACTGTATCCCACCACATTATGCTAGAGTTTATTCCACTGTGATTTGTTCGCCACAGGCTACGAAAATCTCTGGGTGCCCAGAAATATCTAGTGGACTGTTTGGGTATCCAATCTATATTTTTAACAATCACAGTGTCAAGATCAAAATACAGCAATGGGCCTGCATGATGTTCAGGATTGAATATTTGCATTTTGTACCACCATCCTTTTCGCGGGCCAAAAATGTTGGGCCAATCTACCAGGCTA